CTGCGAGAGAGGAGTGCGAGTCCACTCGGTGAAGATGTTGCGAGCCTCGCCAATCTGATTCACGGATTCAGTCAGAGCGTGTTGAGCGAAATCCAGATTCAGACTCTGCGTGTGCTTCTTCATCAGCGAGACAGTAGAACCCTTGAAGAGCGGAATCTTGAGACCATTGGAGCAGATGAAGCGGAAGAACCCGACATCGAAGGCAACCTTTAGCGACCCATCGAAGGAATTCTGGACTGCGATGGTCAACGCACACTCCTGCGAGCCAGCGAACATCGTGATATCGGGGAAGCGGAAGTTCGCTTTCACCTGTCGACCGCCATCAATCACCTTGAATCCGTGATTCTCGTAGCGATGACCGCTGTTCTTGAACAGGGTTTCAACTTGCGAGAACAGGACGCTGTTCTGCATCGGGGTGTAGCGTTCACCTACGACACCCAGCACCTTGCCGTTGTCCTTGCGGACAGTTGCGAAGGCGGGGACTTGCGTTCCGTTTGCCAGCGTGAGGCGTTCCATCTCGACCTCGAAGTCAACGCTGTTGAGCGTCTCCACGATTTCGAGCGGTTCGGAATCTACGACTGCGATTTCATTGGGGGATACCATAGGTTTATCTTTTCTGTCACGCCCTGCGGAGGCAGGACGGCACGAACCTGTGCGGGGTGTTTTATAGATTCTGATGTGGACTCATCAGTAGCGGATTAACCGCTAGACATAGGGGGATTGCTCCCCCTGTTGTTTCGTCCTTTAGATTCTAGTTTAATTTATCTCTACGCCCTCTGGTTCGATTGCCAGCGTGGGGTGAAGTAGAGAATGAGAAATAACAGGTTCTGGATTCGGTTTTAGCCAAGGCAGGAGTGTCCTGCTGAAACCTTCTTCCAAGCGTCTGCGTTGAAGCCCATAGGCGAGAGCGAGGGGTGAAGGAGAACCGAAGAGCCAAAGAACGAGTCCAAACCTAGAACAAGGTGTGGCTGGCTCAAGAACTATTTTTATGATTCGTGAATTATTTTTGGGGGTCGCTCGCCTCTGTTGTGAACGCACGCCCACGCATAGCAGAGAGCGTGCCAAGATTCTTTGCATATTTTTAGGCATTTGCCCGAACCCTCGAAAGTCCATGCTAGTGTATAGGGGATTGCCATACCCCCCTAGAATCGCCTCCCAGACCCCTAGGATTGCATTTTTACAATTCGTTTACATTATATGATTGGTATATGAACTATACATTATATCCTTACCTATGATTACAGGATTCAGTTCTAATCCTACTTGACAGACCTATGATTCGACCCCGAATCCTACTTGACAGACCTATGATTAGGATTTCTACAAGGGTCATTAGATTCTCTTATACCAAGTTCCTTGCATGATTTTAGGGCTTGACTGAACGGATGTTCACTAGGTTCTGTAAGTCGTTGAATTACAACACTTTACAACTTCTCACACAATTGCCCTACAGGGCGTTTTCAGAGGGTGGTCTAGGGGTAGGTATAGGCGATTGCAAGCCACCCTCCTAGGGCAATATAGGAGATTTACAGGACTTGGCACGAACCCTGCTAGGAGATTTACAGGCTGGAATATAATATGATATCTTTGGTTAGGATTACAGGATTAGAATATCTGAACCTAGATTCCTGTCTCAAGTTCGTCTCATCTGGACGCTGGTTTATAATTCTATAATTCTATAATAATCCTGTATGGTCATTAGAGGAACTACACACAGCATTAGTAAATCTACTGCGTGTAAAATCCCTTGATATGGGCTTGAGGGTAGGCGGGGACTGTGAAGGATAGGGATGTAGGGTAAAACCTACACGCTCTTTGAAATCGCTTTCCGTAAACCACCAATCTCGGTGGAGCGGGATACTAAAAAACCAAAAACCAAAAAAATGAAAAAACTGATTATTAAAATGCTGGGTCTGGAATCGCTGGTGACCGAACTCGCTATGCTTAAAAAGCAAAACGAGGAATTCACCAATCGCATCAAGCACCTTGATGACGAGGTTAACGCCTTGGAAAATCGGGTGCAGGAAAAGATTGATGAAATCGAGATTCCAGATATGGATGACTTCGTCCGTGAGGATGATGTTAACGACCGAATCGAAACCTACATTAATGACAACGACATCGTGTCGCAGTCTTATGTGGATGACGAAATCCAAAGCAAGGTTGACGAGGCTATCGAAGACGCTGATATCGATTCTAAAATTGAATCGGCTATCGAAGACCTCGACATCGAAGAGAAGGTTCGTGACCTGTTCAATGACGCTAGCCCTGCTCCTATGAGCGAACAGGAAATCAAAGACGAAATCACTCGCACCCTGCGGGCGATGTTCCTTGATGGCGTGGCGGTTGAAATCAAGTTGAAGTAATGATGCGAGGGGGAAGTTACTAACCCCTTTTTTTGGTTCAGTATCAAGCGATTCACAGAATCCAATTTCTGTTCTTTCTCATCCCGCATATGCTATACTATATCAAAGCAAAGAATATCAAAGGCAAAGCGTCTGGACACGGCAAGCGAGTCTCCAAAGACTTTCTTGAAGCGTTTGACCGCTATGTTCACGATAAACTCCTAGACTGTCTTGAGGAGCATAACGGAGGCAAGAAGACCCTAGATGGGGCTTTGGCTTCCTATATGCTAGGCAAAAGCAGTTTAAAGAAAAAGTAAAGCAGGGGGTAACTCCCCTTTATGCGGGAAACTTTAGGTTCTGTTTACTGCGGAGAGACTAGTTCCTCCAATAATATCGTAAACAGGTAAAAGCATTATGTTTTCCTAATCTACTTTGACGCTGGAAGAATCCAGATTGGAGAAATCATTCTGGGGGTTTTGTTCATTAACCTTTAAGAGTTCTAATCCAGCGTCATCCACTTTGGGGTTGGGGCTGATGAATGACCGAAGAAGGCTTCTACTCTGGGGAGAGCATATACAGCCTACCAATCCCAATTCAATTTATGCACCAGCCTATAATAAAAAGGGGAGGTTAAAATCTCCCCAAAAATTTCTCACATAAACCTTGTAATACTAAAAAGAATTAACCACACTTCACCTATGGACTCATACTTCATCCACCACACGCCTCTCGTCCGAAAGACGAACACAGAAATCACCTTCGATAAAGTAGATAAAGTCTACATCGGGAAGGGCAACTGTTGCCGATGTGGATGCGGAGGCGAATACTACACAGCAGAAGAGAATCCCAAAGAAGTTAAAAAGGCTCTTGATAAACTTTCCAGCGGTAAGTATGAAGTTGAATCGCAAGACGATTACATCTTTGAAGCCGAAATCTCCTGCACTAAAAAAGGAAACACCAAGGTTATCTGCCTTTACCTAAAACAAATCAACTAAAACCTATGAAAGACTACTCATATCATTTCAACTGCCTACAGATTCCTGTTGGCGATGCGTTCATCGAAGTAAACGGAACTGCTAAATACCAAATCGAGGATTTGGGTTCTGGAGACGATGACTCGGCTCTGGTTGCGTTCTTTCACTCCTGCGTGATTCGCTCCTACGACACCGAAGTCGAAGAGCCTTTGCAGGGACTTACCAAACAGGATTTGGAAGCCTTGGGCGAAATCGTCCTTGAGAACCTAAACGATGATTACGAACTTTGCACCTCTCTCGCCATCAACCCTAAAAACTAAAAACCAAAACTATGGACTACAAACCTAAATACGATGAATACACAGTAGGCTACACGATTATCGTTGCTTACTCTGTCGGAAACAAGAACAAGATTTACACCTTCTCTTATGCTAAAGCAGATGTTAAGGCTCTGCTGAAGTCTATCGAGACTTGGGAAGAGCATTTCGAGGGACAGGTGGAGAAGTGCAACGAGGAGGGCGTTGACTACACGCACTCAATGGAAATCATTCGTAATATGTACTATCCGACCACCCTTGGTTTCGGTAGCCTCTCGATTGAAAAGTCTGAACTAAAGGAACTCGCCTAATGGAAGCCCACACCATCAAACTCTTCGGAAAGAAGATTCAAATCACGGACAAGAGCATCTTCCGTGTGGAGCAACGCAAGAATGCGGAGAAGAAGCCCTACGAGGGCGTTTACAGCCACAAAGACATCCACAAGGCTCTGCTGTTCTTCACTAACACGGCAGTAAATCCTAATCTGACTATCCGACTCATCAAGGATGGCGATGAGTATATGTTGCTTCAGAAGAAGTAACTTAAATCTTATTACCTAGCAGACGGCACAGGTAGTTATCGCTGTTGAGCGAGGCTAATGTGCTGTCTTCTAATCCATTTAATACCTCTTTGGAAGTGATGTAGCCGTTACGCCCTAGAGCGTCATAGACTTCAGCCTTCTCAAAGCCAGCCTGTTTGCCGTCTTCCTCAAAGTCTTCGATTACATAATGAGCGATTCCGTTTACAAGGAAATCAAGCCCATCGTGTTTGATGTTTAGATTTTTGAACCTGTATTGATACATAATTAGACTGAACTAACTATGCGTATTACCCTTGTCAAGTCCCGAATCTCTGGGGGTGACATCGATGACCTCGCCCCGAATCATAGCGTTGATGTCGTGGTGGCTGACCTTGAGCCTATGCTCTACGACCACAGCAGGAGCGTCTTGGAGGAGCATAGCCTTGTCGGTCATAATGGCGATAGCCAAAGGCAACTGCCCAGCAGGAATATTATCAATCTCTGTCATAAGGCGTTCCGAGCCTCTGGTCACGATTTCAGACATAATCTTTGCCGTGTTCTTCTTCCAAGTTCCGAATTCAAATCCACCTTTAGCCTCCATCTCTTTCTTGATTGCGATTACTGTGTTGTTATTGATTCCTGTTTCCTCGACAACCGAGTTCACTCCGTGTCCGTCCTTGAGGAGACCTTCGACCTTATCTCGTTTTTCCTTGGGCATCTTCTTTCCCAGATTACGCTTATTATGGTTCGTGGGGAGAGGCTCTGGCGATGATTCGTAATTCATTTTGTCAAGAACATATCCCTGTTGACATCACCTAGCAAGCATTTTCTCATCATTTATGGAAATTATTGTAATGTTATTTATCGGTCTGGTAGCCATTCAGTTAGGCATCATTGCTATGGAGATGCTGATGGTCATCCTGTTCTTCTTCACCAACAAAAAATGAGAATTAAGATTTCACAGATTCCCGCCTATCGGGACAAGTACATCATCGACCAGAAGGGCAAGTGCTGGCTGTGTGAAATTGATTTAAATAAGGTAACGCCTTGCCTTGACCACGACCACGAAACAGGGTTTTTGCGTGGGGTGCTGTGCCAGAACTGCAACGGCATCGAAGGTAAGATTCATAATTTAGCGAGACGAGCCAAGCGTGACAAAACCAAGATGGAGTTTTTGGATAAGGTTATGTCATATTGGAGTTTATTTAATGCACACCCTAGGACGGAGATTCATCCCACGCATAAGACTCCAGATGAGAAGCGATTGAGACGGAATAAAAAAGCAAGAGAGCGTAGGAAAAAGACTTGACGCTGTATTACGCTTTGGCAGTCTGGTGGAGCAATGATTCCACTACTCGACACTCTGCCGAAGGGCTTTGACCCTGCGGTTCTCGTTAACATCAAGGATAAGGACTATCGTGGTGCAAACGGCTTGAGCCAATCCTCCATCAAGGATTTTATCAAGTCTCCTGCCCACTACCTTGTCGCTACTGAACAGACCAGCGAGCCTACCTCTGCTATGCAGTTGGGTACTGCGTTCCACGCTGTGATGTTGCAGGACAAGCCCAAGGAGCATTACGCAGTTAAGATTAAGATGGATGGGCGTACCAAGGACGGCAAGGCTTACAACGAACAGTTTGCTTTAGATAACGCTGGCAAGGCTATCATCAACACGGAGGACGAAGAAACTCTGTTCAAGATGCGTGAGTCCATCCTCGCTCACCCTCTGGCATCTAAACTTACAAAGGGATTGACGCATAAGGAGTTCGCTGTCTTTGGTACGATGGAAACCAATGATGGTATGGTTCGCCTCAAGGGTTTGATTGACGGCTACTCCGAGACGGAAGGTTATATCGTGGATTACAAAACCTGTGAAGACGCTTCGCCCCTTGGATTCATCAAGGCGATTCGTGACCGCAGATACGACATCCAGAGCGTTCAATATCCTTGGTTGCTGAATAACGCCAAGATGAAGGTTACGGATTTCTATTTCGTCTGCGTGGAGAAAGTCCCTCCGTATGCGGTTGGTGTATATCGCATTGATTTGGATAATCTGATTGAGACAGGCAAGCGGTGGGCTTGGGCAATCGGTGACTTCTGCGATTGCCAGAACACAGGTAAGTTCCCTGCCTACAGCGATGACTGCCTCACGCTGACCTTGAACCGATGAGCGAGCCTAAATTCACAGGAGTTTGGATTCCTGCTGGTGTCTTCCAGACCCAGACTGTGAGCCTAACTGCTAAAGTAGTATATGGGGTCGTGGATGCCCTTGACAATGACGCAGGGTGCTTTGCCTCAAACGCCTACCTATCTCGCCACCTAGGGCTATCTGTGCGTCAATTACAGGCTATCCTGTCGGAACTTGAGGAGGCTAAACTCATCCGCAGGGTCGCTTGTGAGGGTCACAGGGTAATCCGTACTGTAGAGAAAGTTGCTTTACAGGATGCTCTGGCTAGCACACAGGTCACCCGAAGCGAGGGGGATGCGGAAAACCGCATACATATAATAAAGAGTATAACAAAGAGGATAGAGATACAAAGGATTCTGCTCCTTGGAGTTCTCCTCTTCCATTTGAATCAGAGGCTTTCAGCAAGGCTTGGATGTCTTGGATTGATTACCGAAAGGAAATCAAGAAACCAATCAAGGAATCCACGATGAAGGCTCAATGGAAGGAGTTCCAGAAGTGGGGCGAACAGAAGGCTATCATCGCCATCGAGCAGTCCATCACTCACGGCTGGCAGGGAATCTTTGAACCTGCGAGGTCTGTAGGTGGTAATACAAAACCCTTGACAGCCAAAGACCACTCTGATTTCTAACACCTATGAAAGAACTAATCAACAGAATGGGCTGGGATACCTGTCTATCTCGATTCGTGCCTATGTTGAAGGTGAAGGCTGGCAAACCCTTGAACAGACCATCAAAATCAAATGAACCCTATTTACGGATACTGCAAACGCTGTGGCTATCACTACCAAGATGCTCCTTGGTGTGGCGTATGTGGATTGCTTTCTAGATAAATAAAATGAGAAACCTATACAAACCTGTCCGCTACAATGTAGCCAGCATCCAAGCCCAGCAGACGCTTGGAGGCGATTGCATGGAGTCCAATGAAAACGGAATCTGGGTTGAGTTCCGTGACTATCTGCGATTGCTTGAAGACTATAAGTCCCTGCAACAATGGAAGCGAGACGCTGACGCTGAAACGCTGAAGTTCGATAGCGGTGATTGGTTCGCAAGCAAGACCCTGCCAGAACGCATCAAGGACATCATCGAGGCTAACGCTTTTTCAAATGACCAATACAAAGAACTCGCAAAACAAATTGAACAGCATGAAGAATCCACACGAAGCAGGAACAATCAGAGCGACAACTTGGGCGTTACTCAAGCCGATGCGTCAAGCGAAGGCAAGACGCAGGAAGCAAACCAAGGGTGCATTTGGAACAAGAATCAAATGAGCCGTCAATACTACGAGGCAAATCCTAATTGGTATGTGAGAAAGGACATTCACGATGAAGTCGTTGCCGAGAACGCCCGCCTCAAGGCCGAGGTCGAATCAAACCCTAATTTCACGGGATTGCTGACCAAGGAAGAAACCGACGCAGGATGGCATTTCTGCAATACAGGCTGGGATGGGATGCTTGTCCACATTACCGAAGAAGAGATGGAATATTGCCGATGCTTTTCCAAGCAAGCCGCCAAGGGGGTGCAGTCGTGAGCATGCACACCCATTGCCGTTGGCAGTTGGATAAAGGCTCTTGGATTTCCAACGATGTGAAGGACGAAAACCGAAGCGTTTGGGTTCTTGAGAGCGATTACCTTAATATGAAGGAGTCGCTTGAAGCCGAGAACGCCCGCCTCAAGGCCGAGGTCGAGCGTCTGACCAATCTTAACTTTGAATATATGAACAAAGGCAAGTCACATCAAGATTGGATTGATGGAAAGGATTTCACAAAATGAGCGACTCAAGAGAAAACGGATTGGTTAAATTCATTGGAACTATGTATCTTCCAGACGATGATATTCGTCCTGTATATAAGGTTCTTGAAGACCCATTTTCAATTCCTATGGGATTCTTGTGCTATGTGAACTGGATTCAAGATGATGGAAAGAATATGGTTTGTGCTTTTAAGTTTCATCAGTTTGAATTTATGGATGACCAACTTATCCCCAAGATGAAAGAGTTCTTGAAACCTCGCTGGAAGGAGCGATATGGTAAGACCTATGAGTGATATCGCCTGTCATTGCGGTAAGCGTGGTGCGTTGTTCGCCAAGGATGACCACAGCCTCTTCCGTTACCACCTCTGCCGTGAACACCTAGACCCTGTTCGTGTTGCGAACTCTGGTCTTTCTGAATCACAGTTCCCTCCGTCCATGCCAGCCATCTTCCGTGACACGGACATCAAGCGTCTGCACGATAAGATTAAGGATAATATCGACTGGAGACCCGAAGGAGATAAGACTGGATTGCTCATCCACGGAACTACAGGCGTTGGCAAGACCAGAGCCTTGTGGGAGATTGTCCGCAGGATGTGGGTTCAGAAAACAAGACAGGATGTCAATATGCCTTACCTGTTCCTCACGATGCGGAAAATTGAGTCCATGATTGAGCAGGGCTTCGATACCAAGAAACACGGCACGATGCTTGAGAGCCTAATCGAACACCCTCTGCTGGTCATTGATGACTTGGGCAAGGAACGGCTTACCTCCCGAATGGCTTCCGACCTGTTCGCCATCGTTGACGAGCGTAGCGTGAACCGCAAGACCACCATCATCTCCACGAACTTCAACGGAACGACCCTGCTGGAGCGTTTCGAGAACAAGGACAAGGAAACAGGTGTAGCCCTAATCCGCAGATTAAAGGATTATTACACAATCGTAGGTTGCTCCTAATTCCCTGTTGACTTGTAATACGCTTTTGTTTTTTTCCGATTCCCTATGAAACGACTACTCGCTCTGCTCATTAGTTGCACCTGTCTGGAAGCCAAGTCCATCGTCACGGATGACTTGATGGATAAGTTCGCAATGATTGAATCTAATTACAATCACAATGCTATTGGCGATGGAGGCAAGGCTCTTGGTGCGTGGCAGATGCACAAGGCGGCTGTTTGCGAATCAATCAATACTCTATACAGAAAGACAGGAAACAACTTTGCTGAAATTGGAATTACTTGGAACAAGGAAACTATGTTCAACCCATTGCATTCTCGTATGATTGCTAAAGCCTATATGCTTATCCTAGAGGAACAGATGATTAAATGCGGACAGACTCCTACTCCAATCAAACTTTACATGGCTTGGAACATGGGCTTCACAGGTGCTAGACGGCATCAATTCAACTACGAATCTTGGGGTCTGGATTCCAAGCGAGCATCCATCCTCCGCAGAGCCAACCATATCCTTTCCCGATGAAACCAACTACACAAGAAGTCATGCTGTCCGTCCGAATCACCAGCCGTTTGCTCCAAGACATCGAGCGTGTGTCAAGCAATAAATACTCCTCTCGCTCACATTTTATTCGTGCTGTCTTACAGAAAGCCATTGACAAGACCAAATGAACAACACAACCTTACGCCACATTCATCCTCTCATGGACTACAATAACCACCAGAACACCACGGAACAACAAATCGCCATCAACAAGGCTCTCATCGCTCTCATCTCCGAGACGCAGGATATCCTTGCCAACGATTTTAATCCACATTTTAAGTCCAAGTTCGCTGACCTCTCCAGCCACTTGACCTACCTCAAGCCCCTGCTTAAGAAACACGGCTTGACTGTCCTTCAGTTGCCCTCTGGTGACTACGAGGCTGTCGGAATCAAGACTATTATCTTGCACGAATCTGGTGCTATCATCCAAGAGCGTTGCGTCATCCCCTGTGAGAAGGGTATGCTTGGTCAACACGCTGGGGCTATCATCACCTATCTTCGTAGATACTCTTTGGCTTCCCTCGCTGGCGTGGCTACGGAGGATGACGATGGGGAATCTGACCGAGTGATTAAGACTCAAGTCAAGGCTACCTATGTCTCTGGCGTTGCTCCTGTGAAGAAGGCTTCTTATCAGCCTGTTACTCCCTCTGCCCCAGCCTTCGATGCTCCTGCTGGTGAAATCCTAACTCCTTTCGGTGACCGCAAGGGTCAGCCCCTGTCCAGCCTACCTCTTGAAGAAGCAGACCGCTCCGTCAAGTTCGGTGACTTGAAGTACTTCGCCACCAAGTGGCAACCAAAGCCCTACGGAGACAACCCTACCCCTTCCAAGAAGGATATCGCAGTCAAGGCTGAAGCCGTCCGTCTCTGGAGTGCATCGCAAGGTGTCGCTGAAGACAATGTCCCCTACTAATTCCTAACCCATAAACCATATGTCCGAAAACAAATACATCCAATTCCAGAACACCTCCTACATCTTCTTGTCGGATGGTTCTGTGGCTCGTCTGCTCAAGCCGACCTTCATCCACAAGCAAGTTTATTTCAATCTTATCCTCGATGGTAAGATGAAGCGAATGAACCGCTTGGATGTTCTCAAGGCTTTCTCGCCTAGCAATGGCTGATTACGAACCGAAGACAGAGGGAGTCACCTACCTCCGTCACGCCATCATCCAACAACGCAAACGCAAAGTAGGAAAATTCATCAGCCTACCTATGGAACAAGCAGAGAAAATCGTCAGCCAAGCCGAGGGGTTCGTCCCTCGTAAGGCTGGCTTTGACCACCGCAGGAACTCCGAGCGAGCCGCCGCCCTAATCCTAGGTTTTGAACCCAAGGAATTGGTAGACAAACTCAACTCGCCAGACACCGCCAAAATGCTGAACGACCTAGCCGAAGCCAAGAACTATATCAAGATGCTTGAGGATTGCGGTGATGTCTTGTATAATCATTCTACTTCTGGTGGTGGTCGTTCTGGCTGGCTTGAAACCCGCAAGTTCCGTACCCGCAAATGAGACTCCGAGAAGCATACCGCATCGCCTTGATGCGTGGGCTGACCGCTAAACAGGCTGGTGCGGAGTTCGGACTGAAGCCATCGTCCATCAGCGGTATCAAAACCAGATACAATTTCCCAAGCCTAATGTCTGAATTTGAATACCAAGACAGGCTAGGCTATTCCAAGATGACGAATGATGAGATTCATTCCTATATGTCCTGCCTTGAGATTGAAGGCAAGACCGACTCCAAGGAATACAGGTACTGCCAAGACGAATTAAAGAAGCGATGAAATCTGGACAAAGCACCCACGGCTACGGCAAAACCAAGATGCTTGTCCTAGAATACAAAGACAAGGGTCTGACTGTATCTGAAATTGCAAAGAAGGTAGGGGTGAGTTACTCTGCCGTTTATAATGTAGGTCGCAGGGCTGGATTCAAAATCAAGAACTCCTCTAGGCGTGGGCATGGAGAAGTAAAAAGCATTGTTCTGACAGAACACTTTGATAACAATTTGACACCGATGCAGATTGTGCGTAAGCATGGCATCAGCAAGAACTCTGTGTATTATGTATACAGGTACTGCGGATTCAAATACCACAAATGAGCAAACCAAAGCGTATCAAGTTCGTCTATGCCTCCGACAACCACGGAGACAAGGTAGATAAAAAAGCGGCTGAAGCCCTGTTCGCCTTCTGCAAAGACTTCAAACCAGATGTTAGGATTCACGGAGGTGACTGCTACGACATCCGTCCCTACCGCAAGTCCGCTGACGCTGAAGAAAAGAATCAATCTCTCAAGGACGATATCCATTGGGGTAATTGGTTCATCCAGAACTACAAGCCTACTGTGTTCTTGATGGGCAACCATGAATTCAGATTGTACGAAGGCATCGAGAACAACACAGGTCGCAAGCAGGAACTGATTCAAGAAACCCTAGACGATATCAAGTCCGTACTGCGAGCCAATGGTTGCAAGAAGATTATTCCATATCACGCTGATAAGGGAGTCTTCACGCTAGGCAAGGTGCGTACCTGTCACGGCTACAGGTGCGGTAAGAACGCTGTAGAGGAACACGCTATCCATTATGCCGACAGGGGTGGTGCTGTCATCATCGGTCATGTTCACTCTATGCAGATGGTCACGGCTCAACGCTGGGGTGGTTGCGTAGGATTCACAGGTGGTTGCCTATGCCTTAAAGATGAAATGTCGTATTCCCAGAACCGATTCGCCACCAGCAAGTGGGCTACAGGCTGGCTGTACGGATACATCGAGGGCAACAATTGGAAGATTTGGCAAGCCCACAAGGTAGGTAAGAAATGGATTTATTCACATACTGACATCTGATGAACGCCAAGAAGTTCAAGGAACTCCAGATGCTTATGGCTGAAGGAGACTCGGAGCAAATCCCTCACGGCTGGTACACACGCCAGCAGTTAGCCAAGAACCTAAAGTTGAATCAAGTCACCTGTGATAAACTAATCAAGAAACTAATTGACAGGGGTCACGCAGAACGCAAGAAGTTCCGTAGACCTACGCTGTCGGGGGTTCGCCCTGTTCCTTACTTCTCATTCTGCCAAGTTGCCAGCGTAGCGTCATCCAAATCAAATCGCAAACGCCCAAGACGGCAACGCTGATTAATATGTACTTGAACCACTCGCTGTCAAGTACCCAAACGGAAGCCACCGCTGTAGCCCCACCAGCAATCAGAATTAAACCTCTGGTCTTCCAAGGAGTAAAAGCGATTACTAGGAGTCCCGCTGTTGATACTGCAAGCCCAACGCAAGTGAGAAGCCACAGCACCTTCTCCTTAAAAGCAAGTTTACGCTCCTGCTCTGCTTGAGCCAAGGCTAACCTAGTTGCATCGAGTTCAGCGTCTCGCTCCTCGACCATAGCCCAGAGTTCATTCGTCTGCTGGTCTATCTTTGATGCCTCATCCTTGTCCTTCTGGATGGCTTTAGAATCCTTTTGTTTAAGGATGCCAGCATAGTATTCAACCTTAGATACGGAAGGCTTTGCCAGCCCAGACAGGCGGGTTACTTGGGCTTCTGTGAGTTCTCGAACATCTCCTTGAGGGAGGCTACCAACGATAGCAACAAGGGCAGAAGCAGAGTCAGATACGACTTCTTCGACCTTCGTGATGTACTTGTCTTTCTCTTCATTGGTAATGGGGATAGGGGTAACTTGTTCAACAGTCTGGCAACCGACTAAGTTTCCAAAGATAAATAAGATTGCTATGGTTTGGAAACAATTCATTTAGATTGTTTAGTAAACTTACGCTTCACCCATTCAAAGATGTCTGGGGCTAACGCACCAGCAGATGAGTAAATGATTCCTTTGTAAAGAGCATCTACAGGTGCAGAGTTGATTGCGAAGTAAACCAGCGTTCCGACTATAGCACCAGCAAGAGCCTTGCGTACCCAGATTATCCAGAAGAACTTCTCCTCCGTTATTATCAATCTAGCGATAGCACCCAAAGCCCCAAGCACAGCGACTATCCAGCCACCCTTCTTGAACTCCTGTGCCGTGTCGATGAGGCTAGGGTCTACAGGACTCATCCTCTAGGCTCGTCCTTTTGGACTCTCCGCTTGGCTTGGTCTTCGTTGTCGTAGATGCCTATGATAGCCTTGGATGGGTTGTAAACCTTGAACTTACCTCTCTGCACCATGATGAGGTAGCCAGCGGTGTTCTTGATTACAGAGCCGACTGAGGTACGCTCGGACTGCCAGTCACGCCAACCTTCTGCTGGCTGGAATGGCATCTTACTCTTACCCTTGACCTCTTGGTAAGGAATGTTGCCGCCTGTATAGGACATATAAGAACCTTTTTCTTTGTCCCATATAGGAATAACATCTCCTTCTTTTCTGTTAACAATGTTTGTAACATGGTCTGTTTTATCAAACATAATTAACTTTGCTGGTTCGCCACTTTCTTGTTCTATGCTGGCATCATAACCTCTGTGATTGCTTGATTGAGATTCCTTTAGGGGGCTTGTAATTTCTAAAGCACCATACACATGACCAGCGGGAACATCCTTGATGATGTCTTCAGCCATAAGATTTCCGAACACACGCTCCATTTCAACAATAGAGAATCCTCTTTCAAAGCCTTTGTGGAAAGATTTAACAAGAGCCTTCTTGCTTCTCTTAGAATCAAAAGCACCAGCCTCATCAAGTTGTCTTGCTATTTCTCTTGTAAAATTAGCCCTTTCTTTAAAACCAATGCCGTTGCTCTTAGAATTAAGAAGAGCGTCATCAATCTTCGCATATAGTTCTTCCTTTCCAAGACCTTCAAGACCCTCCATCTTTAAGTGCATTTCAGCAGACTCCTTTAATGCATCAATGTATCGTAGGTCTGTCATAACCTTAGAATCGTTGAGGTGCTTGAAAATATTAGAAACACCCCTAGCACCATCGACAGAAGCAAATATCTTGCTATTATCTCCAGTAACAGGCTTTATTAACAATATATAAGTTTTCTTGTTTGGATTTTTTTCAAGTTGGTCTTTGGCAAAGTTTATGAGATGGTTTGTTTCTCCTTCTCCAGCAAAGTTGCTTGCCCAGATTCTTTTTCCGTTGGCGATAGCATAGAAGATACCGCCCTGCAAGTCAGCCAAAGCCTTGTCACCAGCAGTCACTTGACCAATCTTTGCCGTATCTGGGGTATGAGCAATAAGGAGAGCGTCTTCAAGTCCAAGACCCTTATAGGAAGATGTGCGTAGGATTCTACCAGACTCAAGACCTTCAAGAAGAAGTTTAATGTTGCTTGAGTTGTTTCCAATCTTGTCACCTTCAGCCATCATATACCAAGCCTTTGG